ATGACAAGTGGCCAACCTCTTACTGTGTCCACGGTGCTTTAATCTCTGTCCGTGCTGACACACGCTCACGCGAGACGCTGAACCGTATGTTCATGAGTAGGTTCGGCGCAGGTTACATCGGCTTCAACGATGACCATGAGACAACCTATCCGGTCATTCTTCATGCGCTTGATTACATGCTCAACACTGTATCTGACCGCGACCTTGAAGAAATGGCGTATTCGATGCAACTTTAACTTAAAGCTCTAAAGGAACTATGCCATGAACTTCAAGGCCGACATAACCAAAGCTCTCTACAAGCTTAGTGTCAAGTCTCCTGATACATCTAACACCGGCGGTTACATAGCCGACGTTTACTTTTGGGAGACTATCGAGAAGCTAGCTGCGGGCAAAGCAGAGGACGCATGGCGTTCTCTCGCCCGTGAGCGCATCATACCCGGTGACGAGACTCTACGCGAAAACGTCGTCGGTAGATTCATCTCAGCTAAGACCGACCACTTTATCGTAGAGGTCGAGATTAAGAATCCTCGTTCTCTATTCAACAAGGATGAGTTCATCAAGAAAGTCTCAGCCGAATATGGTATCTCTAAGCATAAACTCGATGAACTCGCAGCTACGACTATAACCCAAACCCGCGCTCCACTCACGAAGCGCGTGTTAGAGGTCTGAGACTGAGGGGAGTGCGTTTTGCCCTCCCTCCCCCTCGTACTCTTGGACCTCGGTCAGTGGGAGAGCGGATAGTTCTAGTTCCTTTCTATCCCTCTCCTGCTGACTTTAACTTAAAGCAGAAAGAATCTAATGCACGGCATCCAGTACGTCTCTCAATCCGATCTAGGACGCGCGATCAGAATACTGATCCGCGCCCTTTCGCATATCTCCACCAATTACACAAATCGCGGATTTAAGATCAAGACCAAGGACGCTACTAAAGTCTGTCTGCTCGGTGCCCTCGACGTCGCAAGTCTCGAACTATACAGTAAACACATTCATGACACTGACATTGCCGTTCTCCTAATCAACACCATCGCACTCGAAAAATTCAAACTATCAGCCGTTACTGTATCAGATGACCTCGGCTATCCACAGGTCATCCGTTTGTTTGCACTCACACTTGAAAGGGCTTTTGAAGATGCCGCTAGAATTGGTCCCCACCTTGGACGAGTTGAGTATAGAACAGCTAGAGAAACGGCTTGAGGGTGCCCGCGTTCAGCGGCTTATGCTGCGTATCCAGTATCAGCAAGCTGCAAACATCAAGCTAGCCGCTCTAGGTCGTAAGTCCCGTGACAAACTACGTCATCAGTTAGAAATGTTTGCCAAAGAACTATCAACCCTTGATAAGTGCATATCCAAATGCACTCTCCGTATGGAGCAGGTGAACATCACCAAGAATGAAATATCTTATATCGACGATGCAATCGAAGAAGAGGAGGTTATCTAATGGACGGTCTTATCAGCTTAGTCGTGACGATCTTGATTGTAGGTCTGGTCGTCTGGTTGCTTCTCTACGTTATCTCCATCATTCCACTACCCCATCCATTTGGTCAAGTAGCACGCATCATCGTCATAGTCGTCGCGTGTTTATGGCTTATCAAGATGCTTCTTGGTGTCAGCGGGATTCAGCTAGCACTATGAAGATGGCAGAAATAGAGCGCGATCTTCGTCACATCGATCCTCGCGCTCGCTACCACATGGTCCGTATGCAAGAGCAGATCAACTCCCTTCAGCAAGACCTTAAGAACGCTGCTGAACTTTTAGTTAAAGTTGTGGACGCGATGAATCAGCTCAAGCATGTAAATCTCCAACTTAACCAGCGATGGGAGAGGCAACTCCGCGGTGGTCCCGATCATGATATGGTCGAGTCCGTCATCCCTCATCCTGAGGACACGGAACACTAAGATGCTCGTTTGCTTCCAAACTCACTATCCACGCCTTTCACTTATCCCCCAAGCGCCAGATGTAGACCTCCTAGTAGGTGTTATATCTGCGCGTGACCACAAGTTCTCATTCTCTGTGAACATGACCAATCTCCTCATGCACCTATGCACGAAAGGTATCAAGGACTTTAACTTAAAGTCAGTCTCTCTCATGGTCATTGGTGAATGTTCCAACATCTGCGAAGGACGACAACGCATCCTAGACACCGCAGTTAAATTCAACATGACCCATCTGCTCATCCTCGATGACGACACAACCTTCCCATATGACATGCTTGATCTTATGTTTGCTCGTAAGGTTCTTCCTCTCGGCGTTAATCTCGCCTTCAAATCAGCTAGGTCCCCTCTCGGTATGGGCACAGCTAAGGGAATGAACGGCTCTGTCGTTAACACCCTCAACCGTATGGACACCGAACCAGTTGAGTTCACAACTATGGCTTGTTCACTCTATCGTGTCGCTGATCTCGCAAAACTCCCCCGCCCCGCTTTCCAGTCTAACGAACTCAACACAGACGACCACCACTTTCACAAGCTTCTTAACTCTCACGGCTTCCAGATGCACGTAGACCATCTTCTATCTAAGGTCTGTGGGCATATTGGTGAGCGCATCCTATATGTGGAGACATACTAATGGCAGTCGAAGGTGCAAAAATCCTACATGATACTAACTGCCCGCTTGCCACAATGCGTGGTTACTTTCAAGCGCCAGATGGATCATGGAGACACTTGACTATCCCCGGTAAGATTGTCGAAGGACAGTTCGTCCAAACCGGCGCAGCCAAGATCATCCTAGTCCCCAACCCACCGAAGATCATCAAGGCATCTTCTCTGCCTGGGCCAAAGAAGTGAGGAAGCCTGATGGTAAATGCAGTAACGGGGTTCTTGACCTCGGACGGCCACTTCTTTCAAACGGAGAAGGAAGCACGTCAGTACGAAGCCACGATGAGAATGAAAAAAGTCCTAGCCGACAACGATATGTCGGAGGATATTCTAAGCTTCTTGGAAAATCACAAACTGTCTATCATGGATTACCTGAACCCACAGGTCGCAAAGGAGACAGATAATGAAAGGCGCGACTTACTCCACGCTCCTAAGCCTAAACGAGTATAGTAAGACCATCCCTGAGAAACAACTCAGGGCTTACTCTCACTCTATTCTCTCTGCGGTCAATACCTGCCCAATGTGGGGAGTGGTTCATCATGGCTTACGCAAGAAGTATAATTCTGAGTCTCGCGCTATGGCCCTTGAGTATGGCTCTGCTGCTCATGAAGTATTTGCCGCTATCTACTTATGGCAAGTTGGATACATACAGAATCTACCTGACCATATGTTCTTTCACGCTAATCGCATCTATCGCGATCCTGACCGCTTTCGTAAAGCACTCAAAACGACTGACGCCGCACCAGATGACCGTGACCGACTTATATCTTTGGGTTACAATATCCTGCATAGTGGGGATTTTTACGATGACCCTTACGATAATATCCGCACCATCGCCAATCTCGAACTGGGCATCGTCCATTATGTCGAGCATGTTCTTAATGATCTGAAACGATGGCCCATATACATCGCTGATCTTAAAGACCCTGAGAAGCCTATTGGCATCGAGTACTCCATCGACTATCTTCTATGTAGAACTTTAACTAAAAGTTCCGGTGAACCTGAGACTGATATCATGCGTTACATCGGACAAGTTGACCGCTTTCACGAAATAGAACGCGATGGAAAGAAGAAGATCGTCCTCGGTGAGAACAAAACAGGCTCTCGTCTCGGTGAATCATGGTCCATGGCCTTTGATATGTCGCACCAACTCACCGGATATATCCTCGGCCTCTCTACCATGCTAGGTCAGATCGTAAGTGAATCTCGCGTACACGGCCTCAAATCCAAACAGACAGGACACGCCGATGACTTTAATCCAATTTCCCCTGCGCCGCGCAACACGGAAATGTTCGAGAAGTTCATCGACTGGGCGTTCCACTCCCGTGATATATATGAACGATTTTCAACACTTGAGACATTCGAGGACTCTCCTACCTATACCCATTCTTGCAACCGCTATTTCCGCCCTTGCTCTCTACTATCATTCTGCTGCGATACTGTTGAGGGGCGCCGAGAACAACTATCCCAAATGGTTACTGCCGAATTATCACCGTCAGAACAAGCGGTGATGGACAAAATCTCCAGCCTAGAATAGAAAGGATATCACATGAAGAGACTTCTGATAGCTACTGCCATAGTGTTCGCGCCTTTGGCGCACGCATACTCGCAGGCTCCTGCTACTCCTCAACAGTCTAATCAAATCGAGGACTCTCTAGCACTCCAACTAGGACGTTATCAGCTTGCCATCGCGAAGCAGAACTCCATGATCCAAGACCTCATGAAGCAGAACAAGGAACTCCGCGAGAAGTGCGGCGAGCCATGTAAGAGTGAGGAACCTAAACCAGATGATGCCGGAGGCGATCCCAATGCCACTCAAACCCGGCCGGAGTAAGAAAGTTATCTCTGAGAACATATCGGAGCTAATGCGCTCTGATCCAACCCGCGAGCAGGACCAAGCTGTGGCCATAGCCATGAACGAAGCAGGTATGGGTAAACGGTCCAAGAAGAAGAAGAAAAAGAAGAAGAACTTTAACTTAAAGGCGAGGACAATCACGTGAAGATCGGAGGCATAGATGTTATCACATCAAGTGATACAAGGGCCAGTCGGCTTACATTGCTCATGTGGGGAATGTCTGGCGTTGGTAAGACCACCCTTGCCGCTACACTCCCAGGTCGTAAGCTTTTTATCAATCTCGATCCTGATGGTTATATTAGTGTGGCTAATCGCGACGATGTTGATGTACTTGACTTATCCTCGCTATCAACCGACGACGTACTCAACAAGCTTAAGTCTGACAACAATCCTCTAGGGCTCGACGATGTGCTACGAACAGGAAAACACGCCTCCGTTGTGCTTGACTCGGCCACATCACTCTCACAGCGCGCTCTTGAGAACGCAGTTAAGCAACGTATCGGAGGTTCTTCAAAGTTTACTCCTTCGATGGAGACACCCGGACTTGCAGCATACGGTGGGCGCAATGCGATCCTACTCACTTGCATTAAAGGTTTGCTACGTGTCACTGGTCGTTATAATGTACACTGTTGCATCATATCGCATGAGGACGAACCCAAGGTCAGTCAAGAAGGCGAGGTTCTCTACATCACAATGATGCTAGGTGGTAAGCTAGTCTCTAACGTATCGCTCCAACTCTCCGAGGTTTGGTTCATGAGTGAAACGTCTGGAGAAAAGCGCATCGCTATCCGACCATGCCGCAGCCGCAAGCCGATGAAAACGCGCATGTTCATGACTAACTCTAATCCCGAGTTTCCTGTTGTGTACAACCCTGACGATTGGGAGAACCTAGATAACAACCCAATCGCTAAGTGGTGGTCACAGTGGGAGAAAGGGGGAGGCGCTAAACTTCCTCTCCCTAGTGCAGCGTCCAAACCTGCGCTGAAAACCGTAAGTATCAAAAAGGCCTAACCTATAGGAGATCAAAATGGCCAAAGCTAAGTTAACCCCTGTTGACAACCCTCCCCCGACTGACAATCTGGAAGGTGATGACTCCCTTGACGTTCTCGAACTCGACCAAAACCTTGACGACTACCCGGAGCCGGAGCTTCTGCCTCCTGCGTGGTACAAGGCTGAGATTCAGAATGTCACGCAGCGCACCAACCAGAAAGGTACTGGTCGGTACTATGCCGTCGAAATCGTGATCCCGCCGGAGAACTTCCCGCCGGACTACGACACCGACAATTGGCCGGACGGTCTGAAGCTCTTCTACAACCTTCTCCGTGTTCCGACTTCGGGCGACCGTCGCTCTGTCGCGAACATCAAGAGGTTCATGGCTTCTCTCGGTCTCGCCATCGACACGCCGCGCATCGATCCGAACGAGTGGATCGGCCGTCCGGTTCGTGTCAAGGTCGAGCATGGTACGTGGGAAGGAAACCGCCGCGAGCAGATCGCTCGTAACGGTATCCAAGCGTCAGAATAAACTTTAACTTAAAGCGGAGACTGAGAGCGCGAATGCTCTCAGTCTCTCTAGGGGTCTCATATGGATGAAGAAAAAGAAGTTAAGCTCTCGCTCGATCAAGCGGATGCCGTCGAGAACTGTCTCGACTTACGTGTCCGCATATACTCCGTCACGGGTGGAGCTGGCGTTGGAAAGACGCTTATCATGCGACATGTCCACGACCAGCTTAGAGCGCTCAACCAGAGAGTATTACTTGCTGCTCCCACTGGACGTGCAGCTAAGCGTATTCAAGAAGCCACTGGTATCGAGGCTAAGACAATTCATAGACTTCTTGAGTTTCCTGCGCCGTTCGAAGTTGATAACTCTGGAGGTAAAGTTAAGTTTGGTGAACCGAAAAGGAATAGACTCAACCCTCTACCGTGTGACTTTCTCCTCATTGACGAAGCGTCTATGATATCATCAAACCTATGGCGCCAGATCATGGAAGCCGTACCTACTCACGCAAACGTCCGGCTCTTTGGTGATATTAACCAACTCCCTCCCATCGATGATGAACTCCCAAACGGTCAATCCGTGTTTAAGAGGATGCTCGTTGAACGCCCCAAGTCCCATCTACTGTACAATTTTCGATCAGACGATAATCTTATCGAAAACGCTAACCGTATACTTCGAGGGTCCATCCCTCAGCGAGGAGATAAATTTGAAATCATCCTCACCAACGATACTATTGGAGCCTTACGTGATTATACTCCGGCCAGTTTCCACACAACAGATCACCAAGTACTTACTCCAAAACGGGTCGGCCCAACTGGTTCAGTCAAATTGTCCTCAATCCTCCGTACCAAGTTCAACCTTGCCCTTGATAAACCGCATATTGAACTCGATAGACGCGATGACAACGAAACTCCTATAACTGTTATCCGTGATGATAAGGTAATCTGGACCAAGAATGATTATATCCTCAACGTCATGAACGGTGAACTCGGTATCCTCGACGGTATAGATATGGAAGATGGGGAGTTAAGTCTAATCCTAGATGACAACCGACACATATCCATCCCCCCTACCATCAAGAATCCCTTTGGTTATTTCTACGATCCACGCAAACAGATCGACCTCGCATACTGCATGACCACACACAAGGCACAAGGCTCTGAGTTTGATTCCATCATCTACGTAATGTCTCGCTCTCAGGCATGGATGCTTAACCGTAACAACTTCTATACAGGTGTAACTCGTGCGCGTCACCACGTCACTGTCATCTGTGATCGTCACGCATTATCTTACGCCATGCGAAGGCCAAAAGGATGAACGCCTACTACATCTTGCTCAACGGTCCTCCAGAGTGCGGAAAGTCAACAATAGCGCGTGAGGCTGTTCGTATCCTCACGCGCTCTGGCTACACTGTCAAGCATGAATCTATCGCAGGACCGATGAAGCAGTTCATAGCAAACCTACTCGGCCTAGCCTATTCCTCTGTACCGAAAGACTCATACCACGATGTGCTAGAGGAAACTCCACGCGAATTTCTCATCCGTCTCTCTGAAGATTACCTCAAGCCTAACTACGGTACTAACTTCTTTGGTGCTGCGCTCTATGACCGTACAAGCCACGTATCCCGGCGCACTATACATATCATAGACGATGCTGGCTTTGACGCAGAGATCAAACCTCTACCACGGAGGCATGTATGTCTCGTGCGTATCATGCGCCCAGGCTTCGGCTATCATGCTGATTCACGTAAGTACCTACCTAAGCCAGACTGGACACTAATCAACGACGCCGATCTTAAAAAAGCTTTATCTTTGACCCAAGATATGGTACAATATGCTTTAAGTAAATGGAGGATGCCCGATGCAACCAAACTTTAACTTAAAGTTAGGATCGCAGTACCATGATAAAGCTCATAGTAAAAGCGTGCCTCGTACTCAACCCTTCTATGTGCTTACCGCCAGTTGAAGTCATTCCTGAAACAGGAGATATCTCTTCAATAACCTCTTGTATGATGGGTGGTTCTATCTATGGCGCTCGAATAGGCAATGCAGATTACTACGTCAAAGTATTCTGCGGCCAATACCCCGATGACTTATCAGAATACCTACGGGAGAAAGTTAAATGAATGTGATTAAGAAACCTATAGCTTCGAGAGCAGAACTCCGACGTTTCTTCGACCTCGAAGCTAGAGAGCTAGGACTAGAAACCCAAATCTTCTCCGACGGTCCTCTATCATCTG